GTATACTGCTACTGAGAAAGAGCGTAAAGCAAAATTGAATGACCCTGACAATCGTAAGCTACTAGTGAGACCAGGAAAATTATGAACTACTCTGAATTGGTTGCTGCAGCACAACAATATTCTGATAGGAGGGATATAGAAGTTGTTGGTTCATTTCCAATATTCTTTACCCTAGTTGAGGCAAAGATAAATCGTGTTCTGAAAACTCGTGAGCAATCAACTCGTATATTCACTCCAACTGTTTCAACTTCAGAATACTATAGCCTGCCTGTTGATTTTGCTGGTATGCGTAGCATACAACTTAATAGTGATTTGCCTGGTAATAGTCATAACTCAAAACCATTGACTTATGTAACTCCTGAGGTTATGTCAATCAAGAGAAATAGTGTTGAAACTTCTACTACAGTATTTTACACTATTGTATCTAATCAAATACAGATTGCTCCGCTACAAGCTGCTGGTCAATCAATTGAGATGTCTTACTTCCAAAAGGTTCCAGCTCTAACTGAATTGATTACAGAGAATTGGTTATCAATATCACACCCAGATATTTACTTAGCAGGGTTGATTGGAGAGATTGAAATATTTGCTAAGAATTATGAAGTTGGCAAGTCTTGGTATGATAGAATGGCATTGGCCATTAATGAATTGGGAGAATCAGATTACCAAGAAACTTGGACTGGTGCTCCATTAGTTATGAGGGTTGAATAATGAGAACTGTTGGTAATTGGATAGGCGAGTTAAGCACAACTATTGGTCAAGGTGATATTGAACTTGGTGGCAATGTTGGTCCATCATTTATAAAGTTCTCTGATGCTATTCCTGATGGTACACAAGTCTGGTATGCTATAGTTGATTTATCAAATCGTGAATGTGGGTTGGGCACATACAGCGGAGGTATACTGCAAAGGACTACTGTCGAGTCTACATTGTTTGAAGGAATATATGCAGGTAATTCTCCTGCTCCGCTTTTTTTGAGTGGGAGTGCTCAAGTATATTGCACATTTAATAAAGCAGCTTACGATGATTTTGCAAGTTTTATAGAAGGGCTGCTTGCAGGTCTTGGGAGTGCCTTAAATGATATTGCAACTTTACAATCTCAGATGCTTACAAAAGAGCCTTTGCTTGGCACTCCTGCTGTTGATGGGTATGTATTGGGTTCAACAGTTGCTGGAGTTCGTTCTTGGATACCTCAGACTCTGCAGGGGATGGACCCGCAAACATATGACCCACAAAACATTGTGAATGATGTTTTCAATAGAGCAAACCACACTGGTGTGCAACCAATATCTTCAGTTACTGATTTACAGACAACATTAGATAGCAAGGTGAATAGTTCACTTGTAGGTGCAGCAAATGGTGTTGCAACTCTTGATGGTCAAGGCAAAGTTCCAGCTACTCAATTGCCTAGTTATATTGATGATGTATTAGAATACCCTACATTCAATGATTTCCCTGCAACAGGTGATTTAGGAAAAATTTATCTGGCACTTGACACCAATAAGTTATACCGTTGGTCTGGTAGTGCATACATCTACATTACTTCTGGTGCTGTTGATACAGTGTTTGGTCGTACAGGTGTTATAGTTGCTCAAGCAGGTGACTATACTAAAGACCAAGTTGGTCTAGGCAATGTTAATAACACTGCTGATGCGGACAAACCTATCTCTATTGCTATGCAATCTGCATTAGATGATAAGGAAAACTTTTTAGGATTCCCAACTACTGACGGTGAAATGGTATTGTCTGATGTGTCTGGTGCAAGGTATTTTGCAACACCTTTCACTGAAGCAATTGCAAACACCTTGTATCAACCTCTTGGTGCAGGTGGATTAGTCCAAGTATCCCTTGGTGGTAGTACATTATTAGTAAATAGTGTATATAATGGCAAGTCTGTATTGATGTATGCTCCAGGTGTAGATGATGTAATTCTTTCACTTGATACCCCTTCAGGCTCTCCTGGTGGTAGTACAGCATTCATGTTAATAGCAGGAACATTGCAAGGTGTTGCTGTTTCAAGTCAGAAAGCTTTTACCTTAACTGGTAATCAAATAGCAATCAATGGCAATATTGGTTCTATTCCATATGCTACTTCTATAGATGTATATACAGGTGAAGTGCTTTATGTATTTGATAGTGGAAATGTTTGGCATGTTAGGAGACTTGTTGAGAATAGACAGAAGGTGAAAATCATATCTGGTACCTCTTATGTCTTAACAGGAAATGATGATGGTCTCACCCTTGTATTCACTAATGCTAACCCTATTACAGTATCAGCATCATCAGGAGCGGAATTCAATGGTGGTAGGATAGATACTGGTAGATCAGTTGGCATAATGCAATTTGGTGCAGGCCAAGTAACAATTAGCCCTATTGGGTATTCAATAAAGAATCCCAATGGACACACTAAAACATCAGGACCAAATGCCTTTATCAGCTTAATGACAGTCAATGTCTCTGGTATACCTTGTATATTCTTAGCAGGAGCAACCGCATAATGCTATTCCTTGGTCATCAAATGGGCTTTGCATCAAGTGGAAGTAGTCCAGAGTTACTACAGTACTTCCCATTGTCATCTGACTTAAATGATACTAAAGGTGGCCCAGCTGCAACAATGGTTAGAGTTAGTAATGGTCGTAGGTATCTACCTGCAGCTACTGACTCTGCTATAATAACAACAGTGGCTAATGCTACTCCTATATTTGAAGGTGGTGGCATAAATCTTGGTGGTGGTGGATATAACCGAATGGCAAATCCTAATGATTTGGATAATTTCACTATAGGTTTTGGAGCCACTGGTTCATGGTCTACAGATGGCACTCTAGCTCTTGATGGTACACAACTAGAGAAATTGACTGCTACTTCTACAACAGGTAACGGATGTATATTTTATAGCGCACCTATTTCAAAAGTAATAAGTGCTGTAACAGAACACTCTGTAACATACAAAGCTGGAACTGCTACAGGTCTGGGATTTCAGTTTGCACTATCTGCTAGCAACTTTGTTCCAACCTTGTATGCAGGTGGCATATTTGATATGACAACTGGTCAGTTATTTACTAATAAAGGAGGTGCAGGCTCAGGTGTCAAATTCCTGGGTTATGTATCTGTCAAATTGCCTGGTGGCTTTATTCAGACTACAATGTGGGTGCAGAACAATACAAGCACAAGTTATGTAATGCGATATGTCTTGAGTAATAATGCAAATACCAGCGGTATTACTTCAGGGAACTACGCTTATTTTGATTCTACAAAAGGTGGTCAGTTGCCTGGGATACCTAATGGTGGTGGGTTAGGTGACTATCCACTTGCTACTAATTCTTCATACACTCCAGATGCATTAACAATAAGTACAGCATTGTGGAAGGCAAGTGATTATGCAATTTACTTTGAGATGAAACCGCCATTGCCTCTATGGGAAAATGCCTATGGTGGACAAGGTCTTACTCTGCCTTGCGTATCTGCACCTTCCGCAATATCAACAGCTCCACTAGGGTTAGAGATACAAATAAGAAGTGGATTAAATAATTACCTGAAAGCTTACCAACAATCAGGCAGTAGTGGGCCATATAGTGCACAACTAAATACTAACCCACCAACTCAAGCGTTTGACCGTACATATAAAGTGCTCTTCACAGTGAGCAGTGCTAATGTACCAGAGTTATGGATAAGTGGTCCTGAAGGGATAGGTGGTGGTCAATATGCAGGAATGACAGGCCCAATAAATGTAGTTGGTCAACCATGTACTCTTGGACCAGGAATTGCATCACAAATCAAACCAGGATTCATAATGAAGAACTTCAAATATATCAATAGTGCAAGCATATCACTATCACAAGCAGAGGCGTTGGTAATATAATGTCAGAATCATGGGATAAAGTTAAGAAGTTTATATCAGATGCAGCTCCTATACTTGGTAGCGTTGTAGGTGGTCCAGCAGGTGCAGCAGCAGGTGCTATGATATCATCTGTACTTGGTGTTAAGAATGACCCAGATGAAATCCTCAGGAAACTAGAGAGTGATCCAGAAGCTCTGATTAAACTTCGCACATTGGAGTCAGAGGAGCGGAAGCACTTGCTTAGTATACAGATGAAGACTCTTGACCTGGAATTAGCTGATGTTAAGAATGCTAGAGAGGCTCACAAAGGGCATTGGATGCCAGCTACCATAACTATTATTCTAGGCATGATGTCTATGCTTATTATGTATGCATTAGTCTATATGCCTATCCCTGAAAACAATAGGGATTTAGCAATAAATTATGGTGGTGTAATACTAGGGTTACTTACTGCAGCTGTAACATATTGGATAGGTACAAGCCGTTCAAGTCATGATAAAACAAAATTGCTAAGTGGCATACAATGAGCTTTTCCTTTAGCAAGAAATCAGAGGAGCAATTGCTAGATGTGCATCCTGATCTTGTGAAGGTTGTACGCAGGGCACTTGAGATATGTGAAATTGATTTCAAAGTTCTCGAAGGTGTTAGGTCGTATAAAAGACAATGCGACCTTTATGCACAAGGTAGAACTACTGCTGGTCCAGTTATTACTTGGACTATGAAAAGCAAACATTTTATAAACAAGGAAACAGGTTATGGTCATGCTGTTGATTTATTGGGTGCTCCATATACTTGGGATAAAACTGAACCGTTTGACAAGGTAGCTAAAGCAATGTTCCAAGCAGCTGATGAATTAAATGTTAATATTCGTTGGGGTGCTGATTGGGACAGAGATGGTAAAGCACGTGAGAGAGGCGAGACTGACTCTCCTCATTATGAACTTATGGGTGAAAGATAATGTTGATAGGAATTGATCCATTTGGAATTACGCCTTTTGGTGGAGCAGTAGAGGGTCAACCTCTTCCATGGTTTGAGATATGCCCAGCAGAATCTGATTGGGAAGAAATAAACAAAATAGAACTTGACATTGTGAGGTGTGACCATGCCACTTGAGACTGGTAGTACAATTAATGATTTAGACCAAACTTGGCCATTAGGCAGTGACAAGGTACTTGAAGGTGATAACCATTTGAGACTTTTGAAAGCTGTTCTAAAGTCTCAGTTTCCTGGTATTAATGGTAATGGTTTTGCTACACCTATCCTTGCGACTGAAATGGAAATAAATTTCCTTAGTGGTGTTACAAGTAGCATCCAAAATCAGATAAATGCTATAACTGCCAATGATGCCTTGAGAGCACCTGTTGGTACTGTGCTAGTATTCTTCCAAGCAACTCCTCCTGCAGGGTGGACTCAAATAGCTGCCAACAATGACAGTATGTTACGGGTTGTAAGTGCTGCTGGTGGTGGAGTAGGTGGCACCGTTAGCCCTATCACTATTGACTTTTTTCATACCCATACTACTGGTGATCACGCTTTGACACAAACTGAAATCCCTGCTCATGTTCATACTTTAGATTTCTCGTGGCGTGCTAGTGGTTCTGGCGATAATAGAGCAGCTAACCAACCAGGTACAGAAGGTTATAATGATAACACGCGAACTACGAGTTCTGTTGGTGGCAATGCAGCCCACAACCATGGTAATACAGGTTTAGCAGGTGGTGTATTTAGTCCTCGTTATATCAATGTTATAACTGCGGTGAAATCATAATGGCTCTTGAGGTGAAACTATCTTGTCCGCTTGGCAGCTGCTGTGAGAAAGTAGTTGACAATCATATTGAGCGTTGTGCTTGGTATGTAAAGCTAGAAGGTGTCAATCCTCAGAATGGAGACAGAATTGATGAATGGAAGTGTGCTATGGCTTGGCAGCCCATACTTATGATTGAGGGTAATGGGCAAACCAGGTCTGTAGCTGCATCTATTCAATCGTTTAGAAATGACACTCTTGCTCAACAAGAGAATGCAATAAGGGTATTGGAAAATGTCAAAGTTATTGAATCTAATTGATTTTGCAAAAGCTGGTTTGAACAGTGACATTATGCCTTGGGCATTACCTGGTGATTACTTAACTGCTATTCGCAACATCAGAATAAAAGATGGGAAGTTATCGCCAACTCCAGTAGCGGAAGTATTGTCTGAATTGCCTGAGTCGTTCTTTCCTGCATTTATGCTATTTGTTGATTCATCAACTGGATACTACTGGATAATAGCAGGTGATGATTCTGTTGGCACTAAGTGTGTATATGCATATAACTATCTCAATTATTATGACATATCAACTGGCCCATATAACGGCCTCATAAAAGATGATTGGCAAGGCATCATGCTGTCTGGTGTTCCAATTATAAACCACAGAGATAACTTCCCTCAATACTGGGCACCTCAAAGTGTTGCTAGTCCTTTGGTTGATTTGCCTTGGGATGCTACAAAATCTTGGAGAGAGGCTGATGAGTCTGCTGTTATATTCAGAGGTCATAAACAATTCATGTTTGCTCTTGATCTGAGATCAGGTCTTGAGACAATACGTGATGGAGTTAGATGGTCAGCACCAGCAGATATCAATTCAGTACCTCCAACTTGGGATCCACTTGATACTACTAATGTTGCAGGATTCACAACTCTTGGAACTGATGGTGGTAAGATAATTGATGGGCTCTCAATGAGGGATGCCTTTGTTGTTTACAGAGAAAAGTCTGTAGCTATATTTGATTATGTAGGTGGTCAATTTGTTTGGCAGATTAGACAGCTATCAACCACTGCAGGTTTAGTATCTAGTAATACCATTATTGAAGTAAATGGCTTTCATTACTTTATAGGTGATGGAGATATATATGTTAATAATGGCAATGAGATAGTGTCTGCAATACATGGAAGAATCAGAGAAGCTTTCACTGGCAACTACAATGCTCAATTCTTTTATCGTTCATATGTAGTAAGAAATGATACATTCTCAGAAGCTTGGTTCTGTGTTCCTAGTGCTACTAGTGAATATCCTGATCTTGCTTATGTATTCAATTGGAGGGATAATACTTGGTCAACTAGAGATATAGTTGCTAATGCTTATGCTGGATATGGTAAGCGTAATGTTCCTACTCCAGTTTGGGAAGCTCAGGATGTTAGCTGGGATTTGTATAATGCTCCTTGGGGTAGAACTATTACAACTCCATTGGCTAATGCATTGTTTGCAGTTACACCACCTGAAGGTGCTAATGCAGGGAAGTTTGTAGAACTAGATAGCCCAAACATGTATTCTTTTGAAATAGATTCTATCATAGAGCGTATAAGCTATACTATAGAAGGTATACAGTCTACCACAACAATCAATAGGCTGTATCCAAGAATGGTTGGTCCTGGTTCTGTTTACATACAACTAGGTTCTCAAGAAATCCCTGGTGCTCCTATTGCATGGAAGGAAAGAGAATTATTCAATCCAGCAGTTGATAGAAGTCTTACAACTAGAACCACTGGACAGTTCCATTGCTTCAGAGTTGAAAGTGCTGATGACCAACCTTGGGAATTTGGTGGTTTTGATATTGAGTATGTAATGGCTGGTGGCAGATGAGAATCAATAAGTTATCAAGTGAGCAACCACCTTTCAGCACAACTACTATATTGAAAGAATGGTTAGCCAGGTTGGTTGTATCTATTAACCTGTCTATTGAGTCAATACGGTTAGCTACTGGTGTTGATGATACAAACCCGCTATCTTTACAGAAGCAAATAGATAATATAGCTTCTGGTGAGATAGGGTTAGAGGCAAGAGTAGTTGTATTGGAAAGCCAGGTTGCGACACTACAAACAGAAGTTGCAACACTACGAGCAGAAGTAATATTGTTACAATCTGAAGTCGCAGAATTGAAATTGTATAAACGCATATTTATGATTAGGGGTTATTAATGTCTTTAAAAATATTTGGTCAAGTTGCTCCAGCAGCAAACACCTTAACAACATTGTATACTGTTCCTGTTGATAAAGTTCTTGTCATATCAGTTCTTTTCATAAACAACAGAGGCAATAATTCTAAGTTCAATGTTGCTCTTAGAGTTGATGGTGCCCCAATAGAGAATAAGCATTGGATATACTTTGAACAGACTATTAGTGCTGGGGTTGCATTAGAAAGATTAAAAGGTGCAACTCTTCAGGCTGGTACTATTGTATCAGTTCAAGGCCAGAGTGCTAACTTTGGATTTACATTGTGTGGTGAGGAGATTGATGCATGAATATTTATTCAATAGAAGGGACAGGTGAAGAGTATGAATTTGAATCAGCAGAAGCTCCGTATGTTCTTATGCCTTATCAGAAACCTACAGCTGAGCATATCTGTGAATCTGGACAGTGGGTACTTTCATATGAGTTGCGTGCTAAGTCTGCCGCTCTTGCTTATCTTGCTGATACTTTTTACTTTACTACTGTTGACGATGCCCCTGCTGACATTTTAGCTGCTAGAGTTTTCGTGAGTGCCACCCTATGAGTGATATTGTTATAGGTGCTATCAAACCTGAGTTGATAGATATTACTTGGCCAAAGCTAGAGCCTCACATCCAGATTGCTATAGAAGAATCAAATGGTGAACTTGATATTGATGAAATGAAAGAGTGTATGAAGGGTGGTACTTTGTTGCCTATCGTTATATACTTGAATGGTGAAATAATATCAGTATGCACCATTGAGCGGAGAGAGTTCTCAAGTGGTAAAGTTGTTCTACATGTATCTACCCTTGGGGGTACAAAGATGGATATGTGGGATGATAAACTTAATGAGGTTATAGCAGTCTTGGCTAAAGAGCAAGGTTGTAATGAGATTTATATGATAGGCAGGAAGGGATGGGAGCGATACCTGAAGACAAAAGGTTATTCCCATATACATACAGTAATGAGTCGCAAACTAGAGGTATGATATGAGTAGTTCATCAAGTGCTAATATGGGCAAGTCGGATTCCAATACACGTAGTGGTCAAGATATTTGGAGACCGCAGGGTGATGCATTAAAAGGTTTATACAATAATGCTCAAGGCATGTCAGGTAATAATTCTGACTATATGTCAGCTATGAACAATGCTGCTTCACAAGCAAACCCTTATGTACAGAGTGGTGCTCAAGGTGGCCAGCAAGGCATGAACTATATGCTTGGTGGTGGAGCATATGGAGATACTTCAGGAGTAAGAGAACAGTTAATGCAATCTCTTAATAATTCCGCCAATAGCCCAAGTAATACTAGCCAGATGTATCAGTCAATATTAGGTGGTGCTGGTAATTCATATATTGACCCAATGGTTGCTGCTATGAAGTCTGGAGCAATGGACAATCTGAATAGGATGCAAAGCAGTGGTGCTATGGATGCAGCGAACATGGGACAAAGCGGAAGCTCTAGACATGCAATGCAGAATGCTATGTTAGGTGCACAAGCTAACCAAGACATGATGCAGCAAGAAGCTAATATGCGTGGCGGTGCTTATGATAAAGACTTAGCAATGAAGATGGGTATTGCTAATCTAGCTGATCAGAATGTTGCAGGTGCTCAAGACCGTATGCTTCAGATGTTAGGTGGTGCAAGTCAAAATGTTGGCACTGGTATGAACTTTGGTACTCAAATGCAGAATCTTGGTATGGGTACTTTTGCTCCAACTCAACAAGCTGGTGGTGCTGGTTGGGATATGCTTGATAGACAGAATAGCATAATTGGTGCACCAACAGTATTAGGTAGCTCAAAAGGCAAATCAGAATCCAAATCATCCGGGTCTAGTCACGGCTCAAGCATGAAATAAGAGGTGTAATATGGCAGCTGCAATACCAATGGCAGGAACAGTAACAGGTGGTGCTGGATTAGCAGGTGGGGCTGGTGCAGCAGGGGGTGGTAGTGCCCTAGCTGGTGGTGGGGGTGGTGGACTATTAGGTGC